AAGAACAAAAGATATAGCGGACATGATGGGATTAAACAAAGAATGGTTTACTGAAGAAGAATTTAAACAAGTAATCACTGCGCCAAGATCAAATTGTGTACTCAACAATGAAAAACTTTTAAAAATATTTCCAATTCAAGATATTGATTCTGCTTTAAAAGAAGCAATACAAAATTTGAAATAAAATGACATATAAAATTGACATTAAAAAAATTCTTAATGAAATAGATAATAAAAATTATCATTATTATAATTCTTTATCTGATGAAAGTAAGAAAGATTTTAATCCGTATCCATTGTTAAGATTTACTAGTAATGTTAATGGTGATATATTTGCTAGAATGGTTTATATTAAAAACTAATGAATGTACAAATAAAAATTTTTGGGATTTACAAAAGAATCATAAAGAATTATTATGGTTATTAAATTGTTCTATAGGGGCAGGAATAACAACATATCATCCATATATACCAGCAATGAAACGGGAAAAAACGGATGAAATAGAAAAGATATTAGAAAATAAATATCCTACAATGAAAATTTCTGACATAAAACTTCTTTCACAAATGATGACAGACGTTGAAAAAAAAGAATTATTAGAAAATAATTATCATGATTGAGTTACTTGAACAACCAAACAAGTGTGAGTATTGTAATAGAAAATTTGTAAATGAAAGAACTTTGTTCACACATATGTGTGAACAAAAAAGAAGAGCATTACAAAAAAATGAAAAAAGAGTTCAAGCTGGATTTCTCGCATTCAACAGATTCTACAGTTTGACACAAAATTCAAATAAAACTAAAACATACGAAGAATTCTGTGCTAGTCCTTTTTATAATGCCTTTGTAAAATTCGGTAGTCATATAACCAATCTCAAAGCACTGTATCCAGAAAAATTTATTGATTATCTTATAAAACGTGGTACAAAATTAGATAATTGGTGTCAAGATAAAATATATGAAGAATTTTTAGTTGATATTTTGAAAAACGAATCTGCCGAACAAGCAATTCAAAGATCTTTAGAAACAATGATAAAATGGGGTGAAGAAAATAATGCTGATTTTACTCACTATTTTAAATATGTAAATCTAAATAGAGCGGTTAACGATATTTTAAATGGAAATATAAGTTGTTGGTTAGTACTTAATTGTAATTCTGGAAAATCAATGATTCAACGAATGAATGATGAACAGATATCTCTTATTTCTCAATTGATTGATTTAAAATTTTGGTTGAAGAGGTTTAAAGAGTTACCAGTTGACAATAATTTTGTGTTGGATATTTGTAAAGAACTAAAAATAAGGTGAATAAATGACTAGATTAACAGGATATGTAAAAAAAGGTTGGGGAAACGAATTAATTTGGGTAACCAATGACAAATACTGTGGAAAATTATTAAAGTTTAATACAGGTGCTAAGTTCAGTATGCATTTTCACGCAATTAAAGACGAAACTTGGTACGTATTAAATGGAAAATTTGTTGTAAGATCAATAGATACAAAGGATGCTACTAATCATCAATATATACTTACTGAAGGAATGACATGGAATAATCCACCCCTAGTTCCTCATCAAATTGAATGTATAGAAGAAGGAACTATTATAGAAGTTAGTACACCTGATAGTGTTGAAGATAACTATAGAGTAGAAAAGGGTGATAGTCAAAAATGAAAATTCTTATTACTGGTCATAAGGGATTTATTGGTCAAAATATGGTAAATGCTCTTAAAAATGAGCATGAATTATCATTTTATGAATGGGGTGATGATCCACCCGAATTTGAAGGCTTGGATTGGTGTATACATTTGGGAGCTATAAGTTCAACTAACGTTAGAGATGTTGAACGTGTTATGCGTCAGAATCATGATTTTAGTTGTATAGTTTTAATGGCATGTCAAATTCATGGAGTAAATTTACAATACGCAAGTTCTGCGAGTGTCTACGGGTCTCTACAAAATTTCAATGAGGATGCTCCTAAAAATCCTCAAAGTCCATATGCCTGGAGCAAATATCTATTTGATAGACACGTTCAAACACAAAAATTTAACAACATAGTAGTTCAAGGATTCAGGTACTTCAACGTATATGGTCCACATGAAGGACATAAAGATCAACCTAGCCCATATCATAAATTTGAACAACAAGCAAAAGAAACAGGAAAAATAAAAATTTTTGAAGGTTCAGAAAAATTTCTCAGAGACTTTGTTCACGTTGACCGAGTAATAGAAATACATAAAAAATTTTTCAATATAACTGAAAGCGGAGTTTGGAATGTAGGTTCAGGATTTCCAAAATCTTTTAGAACTGTTGCTGAAGAAGTTGCCTCGAAATATGATGCCGAAATAGTTGAAATTCCCTTTCCAGATGAGTTAAAATTACAATATCAAAAATATACATGTGCTGATCTAAATAAACTAAAAAAAACGTTAAATGAATAAAATCGTTGTCAATGGAACATTTGATATCATACACGTAGGACATTTAAGTTTATTAGCATACGCTAAATCATGGCCCAACTCCTATGTTTTAGTTCTCATTGACAGTGACAGACGAATAAAACAGTTAAAGGGAAAAGATAGACCAATCAATAATGAATATGAACGAGCTTCATTATTAGCCTCCCTAAAATATGTTGATAGAGTAGAAATTTTTGACACTGACCAAGAATTGATACAACAAATTAAAGACTATGCTCCAGATATAATGGTTAAAGGCAGTGATTACATGGACAAACCAATAATAGGAGCAGAATACTGTAAAAAAATAATTTTCTATGAACGAATTACAAAATACTCAACCACAAACAAAATACAAAGTATTATTAATAGGTGATAGCTGTATTGATGAATATCAAATAGGAACGATTGAACGAATAAGTCCAGAAGCACCTGTTCCAATTATAAAAATTCAATCAATAAAAAAATTACCCGGAATGGCCGCTAACGTTAATGAAAATTTATGTAATCTAGGGATAAACACTGACTTTGTTACTAATACTGAAATAATAATTAAAAAAAGATATATTGATAAAAAATCAGGTCAACATATGTTGCGTGTTGATCTTGAACCTGAAATAAACCAATGGGATGGTTATACACCATCAGAAATAAAACAATATGACGCCATAGTAATTTCTGACTATAACAAGGGCTTTCTGTCATATGTCGATATAGTAACTATTATCAAATCAACTGATAAACCAATTTTTATTGACACCAAAAAACCTGATCTTGCTAGATTCAGTGGTCCACATGTTTTTGTAAAAATCAATGAAACTGAATACAAAAACAGATACAGTATACCAGAAAATTTGATTGTAACTCTAGGTGATCGCGGAGCAATGATTAAACGTTTTAATTCAGAATTTGAATATGAAACAATTCCAGTTGATGTTGTTGACGTATGCGGCTGCGGTGATACATTTCTCTCCGCATTGACTTATCAATTTTTGAAAACAAAAAACATAGGTGAATCAATACAATTTGCTAATCTTGCCAGTGGTATAACTGTACGACATTCTGGTAATTACGCCCCTACTCTAGAAGAAATAGAAAATGGATATTGATATAGACTTCGCAGATAGAAATAAAATTCTAGAATTAGTAAAACATATACCAGCATCTATGCTGGTAAATGAAGAATATAAAAAACATAATAGTGGAGTATATTTTCAAAATATACCAGTCAATCCAATAACTAAAGCAGCAAGTATTGATTATAAAACAGCGGAAGATCGAGGATATTTCAAAATAGACTTCCTAAATGTTTCTATCTATCGAGATGTTAAAAATGAAAAACATCTAGACGAATTAATTAATCGTGAACCACTATGGGAATTATTACAACACCAAGAATTTTCAGATAATGTTTTTCACTTAAACGGTCACAGTTTGTTACTTCAAACTATGAAACCGACTAATATAGATCAATTAGCTATGATAATTGCTATGATCAGACCAGCTAAAAGACATTTGATTGGAAAGAGTTGGGAACAAATAGAACGAGAAATATGGCAAAAACCAACCAACAACGACTATTATTTCAAAAAATCCCATGCCTTTTCATACGCGATGGCGGTAATAGCTCATATGAATTTGATATGTGAAAATCTCACCTCACTTAGCAGTTCTAACTAATTGAATTGATTTTCTTTTAATACGTTTTTCTGCTATATTACTCAGATTTATACTGGGTCCAAAAACTAATTCTACATCTTTACTGTTAAAAGTTTTTATTATATATTTAAAATTTTTCATTTCAGTCTTCAAAAATATATTAATGGGGATCTTGCGATTACTCTCCCACCACCAAACTTCACCTAACTCTAGAAATATTGCCCGCTCCTCGGGATATCTAAAAGCACTTATATCATAAATGCTTGTTAAATAATTATCACTGTTTAATATAATTCCTACATATTCTTTTGAATTGGACTTTATACAGCTTAAATATGGATAATTAGTTTGAAATTCATTTAACGTTGTCATACAATAAATAATAATACCATGCAAATTTTACCAATCTATTTATACAATAATTCTTTTGATGTTATTCTAGATCTAGATCCCTATGTACGAGGAGCGAATAATATAATGTATCAACGTGATCTAAAAATCCAAAAAGGTTTAAAAAACCAAATTAGAATTCAATTCAAAAATAGCGATCAAAAAAAAGTTCGAATCTATAATACTCAAACCTTTGTATTTAGTATGTTTGATTCTGTCAATCAAAGATTATTGATAGAAAAAAATTTAGAAGTTCTAGACAACAATACAACCAGTACTCGCGGCATAGCCCTACTTACTTTGAACGAAAGCGAAACTATAGATCTAGACACTAGTAGATATCAGTTCAGTATAAAATTAACAGATTCTGACGGCACCTATACTCCAGCATATGCTAACACATATTACGGTATGGCAGGTACCCTAGAACTAAGTCAAGATATATATCCACCCCTACAACCCAGTACAGAAATAACTGGTTTTCAAAAAAGTTTCAATGGTGATACCGGTTTATATGAACATAAGAGTGGTAACATAGAAGCCAAACCACAGTTTCAAGGAAACTCAGCATTACATACAATGGCATTTTACTTGAATAATTACCGTGGCCAAATTCATGTTCAGGGCACACTATATAATAGTCCTGGCCAAACAGGTAGATATGCCACCATACTTTCAAGAACATATACTGGGTTTAACGGTATAGATTATGTTAATTTTAATGGGGTATATTCATATGTACGTGTAATGTACATACCAGCAACTAAACCAGGTGAATCAGATAATGATAACCCAACTTATTGGGGGGCAGTTGATAAAGTTTTATATAGGTCATAAGTATGAAAGATCTAAGATATTATATCAATTTGTTAAATGAAGCAGCATATGATAATAAAATCATTGCTTTGAAAAAACTCTATCCCAAATGGGAACAAACAATTGATTGGGTAAAAAGATTAAAAAAACCAGATAGAGTCATGTGGTATCTTAATATACTTGACAAATACTTAAAATCAAGTGATGGTGATATCAATAAACCAATACCAAATAAAAATGAGTTGATAGGTGATCAAAATAATACTTTTGCTGATTTTCAAAACTCACTTGAACATTATCTAGGTCAAGAAAATATTCCAAAAATACAAAGCTATGTATTTACAAATCAATCAGCCAATGATGTATTCTCCCAATTATCAAAGTTTGAACGAGATTATATCGATCTACAAGCAAAAACTAAAGGTGTAGATCCACAAACCAATGACTATAAATTATTAGAATTTTCAGATGGAACCAATTGGTGGTTTATTGATAGAGCATATTGTCCCGAAGAAGGTCGTAGTGGTGGTCATTGTGGAAATGTAGTGGGGCAACATGATACTGCTCAAAGAATATTAAGTTATAGAGATAGAAATAATAGAGTTATACTTACATTTATACTGGAAAAAGATAAACGTTTGGGTGAGATGAAAGCTAAGTTTAACCAGAAACCAGAGGACAGATATCATCCACAAATTATGTCTTTATTACTGAATCCAATAGTACAAGGAATTAAAGGTCAGGGTTTTTTGGCTGATATGAATTTTAGTGTATTTGATTTAGATGAACGATATCTAAAAATGTTACAAGCACAAAAACCTAAATTAATCAGTGATCAATTAGCAACTACGCCTGTTGAAATATTGAAATCACCGGATTGGATAAAACAAAATGAGCAATACAAAAATATTGTTTTACAAAAATTACCGGCATTGACGGAATTAATAG